GATGTAGAGGTCAAGTCAAGAGATAAACGATACAGGAGTTGGGTTATTGAAAAAAAGAAGTTTGAAAGTAATATAATTAAATCAGTTGAAACAGGTAAGATGTTTGTTTATTTGACAGAGTATGATGAAAAAATTATGACTTGGAACATACACAACTTAGTGCGTAAAGGTTATGACTTTCAATGGTCTGTAATATCTATGCCACAAACTACAGAGTTTGACAATAACAAATTAATTACAAAAGAGGTGGGATTTTTGTATGAGGGAAAAGCCAAAATACACACTTGATATAGAAAGTTATCGCTACTGGGTGATGTACTATAAAAGAGGAAACAAAAGGAGAAAGAATGCCTGAAGTAAAAATATTAGATGTAATGTTAAGCAAAGCAACAACAGGTATGTTGATAGCTGAACTATTACAAAGAAAAGATGACAAGGATCAGCCATTATTTATGGGCAAGAGCATTATGTTATCTAATGGACAACTGCAACTATTAGCGATACTACCTAATGTGCAGGTACTTACAACAGTAGAAGAGGAAGAATGAATTGTCTAGAGTGTGGCGATCCACCACAAACAACATTAAATTTTGATGGTAGATGTGTAGGTTGTATAGCTTATATGATTGAGGATTGTGTCTAATTGTATCTAAAAGAAATGCGTTTAGCAGATGAAAAAATATTAGATAAGAAACCTGATCTACGCATATTATCTTTAGGTGCAGGTGTGCAATCTAGTACATTACTTATGAAGATATACAATGGTGAGATAGCACCTGTTGATTATGCTATATTTGCAGACACAGGCAACGAACCACAAGAGGTATATGATTGGTTTGAATTTTTAAAAGAAAAAGTATCTGACAAAATAAACATAGAAATAGTCAGAAACGAAAAAAACACAGGTAACATAGCTGAAGATTTGCTTACTAAAGTTGGTTTTTTTGCAAGTATTCCTGTCTATACAGTTAACAAACAAACAGATAAGAAAGGTATAACACTTAGAACTTGTACTGATCGTTATAAAATTAGACCAATATCAGAAAAAATAAGAGAACTTCTTGACATCAAAACCCTTCGTGGTAAGGTAGTTGAAATCGTTATGGGCATTTCATCTGATGAGATCCAAAGAGCAAAGTACCCACCTAACAAATGGCAAGTTAATTGCTATCCATTAGTAGAAAATAATATATCAAGACATCAATGCCTAGAATATTTTGGTAAATTAGGTTTGCCACAACCACCACGATCAGCTTGTATAATATGTCCATACCATAGTCAAAACGAATGGAAAAGATTAAAAGAAAATAACCCAAAAGAATTTGAGTACGCAGTAAATTTTGATAATAAATTAAGAGAAAGTGGATCACAGAGCCAATTTGTTAATAAATTAGATAGTGAGTTGTATTTATATAAAGAAAGAATACCTTTAAAAGATGCTAGTTTTGATGAAGTTCCATCAGAAAAATATCAAGGTTCATTGTTTGATGATGAATGTGAAGGTTATTGTGGTGTATAAAAGAATATTAAGTAACAGCCATCATCACTTTAAAGATTATGTTGAAACAAATCCAAATAAAATGCACCCTAACAATTACGGAAATAATAAATTTAAAATAAATTTTGACAAAACTATAAGCAAATTGCGAATCAAATATTTAAAACAACAATTATGTACTGAATGTTTTTATTATTATCCCAAAAAAACTATGATTTATACTGATAAACCATATCTTGATGCAGGTTTACAATCAGAATTTTGGTGGTATTGCACTTCAGAATGCGTAGATTATAGATTTAATTTAAACAAGTATTAAACTATCCTGTAGTTATCCCAACCATCTTTATTAACTGTAAAACATAACACACCAGGATCATTCCACATACCTGTTCGTGCAGTAAAGTCTTTACTTGCATCTATGCTTGGACATTGAAACCAAGTTCTTTTACCTTGTTTTAATACTCTTGGGTGATGATAATGTCCTGTAATTAAAATTTCAGCAGCACCACTAGGCAACCAACCAAACATCTGTCCTTGCCACCACTTCATTATCTTACCTTCTGGACCTGACCCACCACCTGTTAAATTGCCGTGGGTTATCGCGACACCCTTACCTTTAATGTCTAGCAAATGATGATAGTCAGTAGGTAGTATGACATTTACTTTGTTGTACCTATCGTTCTGTGCAAGTATCTCTTTAACTACTTCAAAGTGCATCATATCAGAGTTATCTAATCTATCTGAAAGTACCTGTCCTTTACCAGACCTTGTCATCTCTCCGTGATTACCACCAATACCACATACAATTAGTTTGTCTGCAAGAGGTAGAAATGTATCAATAGTTTTCATAATCATACGCCTAGCTAGTTGATATTGTTGAGATAGCGAAAGCTCAATATTGAAGGGCATTGAGCTGTAAAACGACTGATCGCACCCTTCTGTAAGGTCGCCTAATCCTAATAGGTATATCTCATCTATTTCTGTACCTGTCTTGCGTAGTGCCTTAACTTGATTTACCCCCTTAATTAGAGCTTCCTCGTAGCGTTTAAGGGTATTTTCAACGCCATAATCAGCTTTACCTAACTGCCAATCAGCCATTGTCCATATAAAAGCAGTATCTCCACCAAAATCTGTGTCTTTTAACTTAGGTTTTCTACTGTACTCCTTAACAAGTTTGTCAAAATATTGGTCTAATGCAGGGTTCTTACGCTTTACAACCCCCTTAAATGCAAAAAAGGTGGTTGTTCTACCACCTTTTAGCTGTCCTTCCCAGCTACTAGCACGAACTGTGCCTTCTATTTCATAGTATTTAGGGTCAAAACCCCAACCTCTAAGTATGTCATCATACTTATTTTTGTAGTTTGGATCTGTACCAACATAGGTTATCTCACCTTTGCCTGTTGATTCATCAAACTCTATTGAGGGTTGCCAACCTGACTTATAGTAGTTATTACCTAGTTCCTGTGTCATATTCAGCCCTTTCTGTTGTGCTAATTATACACAGGAATTAGGACATAATCTATTTAGTGATTTGTTTTTTAGCGTAAGTCTTAACTACAGCTAATGCAGCTCCACCACCAGCTAATGCTGCAAGTTGTAGTGTTTCTGCTTCAACTCCAGCTAATGGTGCTACGACTAACGCTCCGAGAAATGCCTCCACAAAGGTCCAAAAGGTCCTTTCAAGCATATCTTTGAGATCTTCGCTCATTTTATACTCCCACGAATCAGACCAAGGTGTCCACCATACATCCTTCTTGAATGTACCATCCTGGTTTCTTGCTCTTTTATATCTCTTAAACATTATCTAATTATCCTACCTCTCAACATTGTCTGTGTCTGTATAACATTACCATTAATCTCTTGCAATTTCTCCATAACATTTTTAGCAACACCTAAGTCTGTACTAGAGGATTCCTCTAAAGGTTTCTCTAATAATTTAGTTATTGTTGTGTATTCTATTGTTACACTCTTTCCTAACAATAATTCTTTTGCTACTTTTTTATATAGCTTTTGATATGCTACGCCACTATGACCTATAAATCCATCATCACTTAGGTCTAAATCCTGTTGTGTTTCTCCTACAATTAAACAACCTGATGTATGTTCATCTGTGTTTCCTGCGTGTATAAGTATATAGGTAAAGTTAGGTACATCTTGCAAATGCAACATACCATAATGGTCATTACTATATCTTTTCTTGTATTTCTCGTGGAATCCACCAACAGTTCTAAACTTTATATCGTATGTGCCTTCAGGCACACAGCTTTCGTGAAGCACTTTAACTGCCTGGTATTGGTCCTCTAATGTATAACACTCAAATAAACCATCTATAAACAACAAACCATTTGTTGCATCAGTACCAAACTGTGTTCTAACAACTTGTAATTTCACCTATACCTCCAAACTTGCAATTACATATATTAATGTGAGTTCCCTTATCATCAATATATGATATGCACATTAAGAACCACCACAGCAACCACTACCACAGCAGTCCATTTAATCTCCTTTTCTAAAACCGATGGTCAATAACCATATACCTAAAGTTATTATAGTCGCTAAACCTGTGATTTGCTGGGCAGAACCAGTTAGTGTAAGTGTTGCAATAACTAAACCAACTAAAGTCCAACTAAGATTTAGTGTTTCTTTAATTATTGTTACTAACCAAGACCATAACTTCTTAATCATTAGCTTCTCCTAAATATAAATGCAGCCATACTAGCTATTCTAGTCAAGATTACAGGAACTACGACTTCCTGTGCTTTTTCTTTCTGATCCTGTGTCATATCATTAGATATGTTTGATAGATTTATTTCTGTTATATTGTCAAAATCTACTAATACTTCTATTGGATTTTCTAAAAATGCTTCATACTGTACCTCTGTAACAACATCAGCAAGTGTGTAATCCTCTACATCAGCGTTCTCTACTGCTCTCTCTACATATTCTTCTACTGCTTCAGCAACTACTTCATCTGATTTAATCGCCTCTGCAACGATAGCAACATCTTCAGTTTCAACTTGTAGTACATCAGCAA